ATGCTTTTTAGTGCCTACCGTTTCCCAAATTGTGTTGCCATGCTCATTTTTCATAACGCGGCCATTTTTATACTTTTTAGGTTGTCGGTCTAGCTCACTTATCTCAACTCTTAAATAGGTTTCACATTCTTCTAAATATATTGCACCTTCAAAGGTTTCGTTTAGTTTGTTCTCGATTGCGTCAATTAAGTCATAGTAATTAAGTTTTACGTGCATTGCTTACTCTCCGTAATAAAATAAACTGGCAAACCATTTAACGGCAATGGTTTGCTGATCATCCAAAACAAGGTCTGTCCAAGGCGTTCCCCAGTTTTGATGCTGTGGTTGTACGCTCCAAACATCTCCGTTATTGTCTAGCTCGCCAATAATGCGCGTTGCTGGGCCTCCGCCGCTTAACTCAATTTTAAATTCCTCTGGTTTAAAATCTGACGGACTGTCGTGCCAGCCAGAGCGAACTTGGATTGACGCTGGTTGCTCTCGCAATTGGTCAACTATGTTTTCTGCGTCTAAATCAAATCCATATTGCAGTTCACTATATTGTTTATACTTTTTGCATATGTCGTTTACTTCGTAGACAATGCAAGATTTACTATGGTCAAAACTGTCATCCATTTAATTTCTCCTTTTTGTGCTTCGATGCTGTAACAACATCACGGAACGCCCCATCTGGGGCGCTCTCTGATAGTGTTAAGCCGTGAATATGACTAAAAGTATTCCGCAAGTAGCAAACAAGCCCACACACGCCAGAGCGTCGGCTACTATTTCGGTGGTTTCGTTTGATAACCAGCGTTTGAGGGTTTCGAGCGCGTGTATCACAAGACCACCTCTTTACTTGTCAATTTCTCTGTCTGTTCGTACTGCTGGACACAGCAAACGCCACAAACAATCTCTGTTGAAAAATGCTCGATTATCCAACTGTCTTTCTTTTCGTCAAAATAGCCTAACAAATTAATGTGGATATTATCTGACCCACAACTTTCGCATACTGGTTTCATGAGCCCAACCATTCGCTATAGGTTTTTAATGGCAAGCCGTTCCTGGTAATATCTCCGCCTTTGCCGTCATCCGCGCAGCTTAAATATATTTGATATTCCTGGTCGTTCGAGCCTCTATACTTTGTCTGGGTTGCTTCCAGGCGGTGGCTTTCTTCTATTAGTTCCTCGAGGTCAGTCTGTCGCTCCCCAAACTGGGAAGCGCTGCCCTGGTTAAACATGTCGTATTGCCCGGTCATTACATGCACCTCAACTTTTGCGCGTGGTCTTGCAGTATCTCGATTGATGCCCAATCGCGGATCTGGTGCAGTCCGTCACACTGTGCGTAATTCTGTATTGTCAAAAATACTTTGGATTGTTTGCAAGCTTTTCTGAATGTCTCGCAGTCCTTGTCTTGATCGAGCGCAAACACTGAGCCCCATCGAGGGAGTACAGTTGTGCGGCTATCATGGCTAAAGTCGTTTTTATTTAAGCCAACTTTCTGAATGTCCACTTCTCGAACGACTAACCAGCGATTCCACTGGTCGCCCTCATAGCGTGTTATCATTTCGTTTTTTATCATAATAATATATCCTTTTTGTGCTGTTGATTGATGTAGAGCTACACCAATAGACAAACCATGCAAAAAATTATACAATACTGTCAAGCGAAAAAGGTAACAGATTGGCTCAAATGGGATTAATTAGACACAGAAAACCGACTGACCAACAGAAAGAGTTTGTCAGATACCTTGTAGCAGACAACAAGAACGCCACTGAAGCAGCGCGTTTGGCTGGCTACTCATTCCCTAAGCAAGCTGCATATGAGTTGACTAGAAACCCCTCAGTTTTATTGATTATTCGGCAACAGAGACAAACACTGTACCAAACGGATCTTGCCACATTGGGAGCGGAAACGCTTAAACAGGTGATGTTAGACCCTGATGCACCAGCAAGCGCAAAGGTTAGCGCAGCCAGGACATCGCTCGAGCTTGCTGGCGACCTGGTAAAAGGTGCAGATGGTTCTATCGATGGGCGTAACCTCGCCGAGCTAACGCCTGACCAGCTGGCTAGTATGATAGATCGATGGGAAAATGAACGCGCGGAACTAGCTAAAGACGTAACAACAGCGCAAAACTCAGAAAAAACCTAATAAAAACAATGCAACGATTAGTACAATCGGGACTATTTGTATAATAATGTGACCCCGATCGACCCCACCCCGTGGCCTATTCCGATCGGTGGCATCATGTGTATTATGGCGGTCGCTACAAATTTTACGCAATTTTGAACTTTTGCTCTGTTTCGTTGATTGATGCTGCCAACAGCTGTATAATGCAATCAACAGTAACGGAAAACGATAAACAATGTCAGTTAATCTTTCGGTGGGTAGAGGGGAGAAACGCCCTACAAAAGATGGTGCTGGTTTGAGTGATGATGGACGCGACAAGTATAACAAAGCCACGGGGTCTAACTTAAAACGCGCTGTAACTGAAGCGAACCCAACTGGCGAGGCAAAGAAAAGAAAAAAAAGTTTCTGCGCTCGAATGTCGGGAATGAGAGGCGCAACAAGCAAGAACGGCGAACTAACCCGAAAGGGCGCAGCATTAAAACGATGGAGGTGTAATTTATCATGAGTTTATACGAAAATATTAACAAGCGTAAAAAGGCTGGCACGAGCCGACCAAAAAGCGAAAGCACTATTAGCGACAAGTCATATTCTAATATGAAGGCTGGCTTCCCAAACAGCAAAAAGAATAAGGCCAAAAAGAAATCCAAGATGGCTAAGTCTATGGGGTACTCATAATGCCTAACCTAACACCAAAGCAAAAACAGATAGCTGGCGCAGCTGATCCTAAAAACAAAATAACTGGTGCTGACTTCAAGGCATTACGCAACCAGCCTCGCTCTGCAAAGAAGGGCGCTGAAGCAAAAAAACAAGCCAAGAAATCTCGAATGGCCTCTGCAATGGGATATGGGAATAGCTAATGTCACAACCACGCGACTACACCAGACAGTTTAATTTTAAGGATTATCAGGCGACAACGCCAGCTGATCCGTTACCAGGTACACAAGTAGACGCGGAACTTAACGCGGTTAAGCTAACCTTAGATGATTTAAACACCAACATTGCCAAGGTTCAGCGTGATGATGGCAAGCTGGGCAATCAGGCGGTACACAAGGATGCTTTTGATCCAGGTGCATTAGCATTGATTAACGTTACTGGATTTACTCCCCAGGGTGATTGGACAACGGGGAGATCTTATGCTGTTGGCGACATAGTAGATTTTAACAGCGGAACGTATTTAGCTACTGCGGCGCACACATCTAGCTCTGCTTTTGCTACTGATAACACTGCAAATAGGTGGATATTGATAGCGAACGCGGCCATATCTGGTACAAGTTCAGCGGTAGATAAGTTCGAGGGTGACGGAACTACAACAGTCTTTACTTTAACATACACTTATGCGTCCACGACATCGATACAAGTATTTGTTAACGGGGAGCTATTAAACCCTACTGATGACTATACGATTAGCGGCAACCAGCTAACGTTATTTACTGCACCTGGATTACCCACGGTGTCCGGCAATGAAAACGTGATTGTGTGGGGTGCTAGTGTTGTGGGGCAAGCTGCTGCTGATGCTGCTTCTGCAAGCGCTTCGAACGCCAGTGGTTTTGCGGATGAAGCGGATAACTGGGCGCGAAAGACTACTGGTCTTGTTGAAAGCGCCGATTATTCATCGAAAGCCTATGCGATAGGCGGCACGGGCGTTGATGCTGGTTCTGGCTCTGCGAAAGATTGGGCTACCAAAACAAGTTCTACTGTTGGAAATACCAGCGAATATTCGGCTAAATACTGGGCGACACAGGGTAATGTACCGATTGTTGCTACGAATATTTCTGATGTAAACACTGTTGCTGGTATAAGTTCGAACGTAACAACGGTTTCCGGCATATCGGGCAATGTTACGACGGTTGCTGGTGTTAGCGCGGCTGTTACGACAGTTGCCGGAATATCAAGTAATGTTACGGCTGTTGCTGGTGATGCGGCTGATATTGGCACAGTTGCGGCTGATTTGGGTGGTTCGGATACAATTGGAACGGTTGCTGGATCTATTACGAATGTAAATACTGTAGCTTCTAATGTATCGGATGTTAGCACAGTATCAGGAGTTTCCGGCAACGTAACGACTGTTGCTGGTATATCTAGCAATGTCACAACTGTCGCTGGCATATCAGCAAACGTTACAACTGTAGCCGGACAAACAACAAATCTGCAAAACGTCACTGATAATCTAAGCGCCATTCAAAACGCTGGCACAAATGCAACTAATGCGGCTTCGAGCGCCACGGCTGCTGCGTCTTCCCAAACTGCTGCTGCGGCTTCGCAAGTTGCGGCTGCGGCCAGTGCTTCTTCTGCGGCAAATTCTTTCGATAGCTTTGACGACAGATATTTGGGGGTCAAAAATTCTGACCCGACAACCGACAATGACGGTGATGCTTTAGCTAGTGGTATGCTTTATTTTTCTAGCTCAGAAAACATTATGAAAGTGTATGATGGTGCTAGTTGGATTGCTGCAACATCAGCAGGGAATGTATCCCTAACAACATATCAGTATTCAGCGTCAGGCGGTCAGACAACATTCTCTGGCTCTGATGCTAACAGTGCTACACTAAGCTATACTGTTAATAATATACTTGTGACATTGAACGGCTCATTGCTGTTTAACGGCACTGATTACACTGCAACGAATGGTACGAGCGTTGTATTAGCAAGTGGTGCAGTTGCAAGCGATGTGCTGCAAGTTACTGCTTTCAAGTCGTTTACTACGGCTGATATGGTTCCAGCTTCTACTGGCGGTACTTTCTCAGGAAATGTGACTGTTAGCGGTGATGTAAAAATTAACAGTGGTGGAACACATGTTGGTTCAATTAAAAATGTAAGTTCTGACTTTGTTATTCAATCAATTATATCTGATCAAAATATTATATTTAAAGGGAATGATGGTGGCTCTGTAATAAACGCACTATCTCTCGATATGTCTGAGAATGGTGTAGCTAATTTTGCAGCTGGGGCTAATTTCGAAGGTGATATAAGTATTACTGCGGCTACTAACGCAAAACTTACAATTAATGATAATGTGGGTGAGGTAGGTTCTGGAAACTTAGCTTTTCAAGCCTCGAACTCCGCAGGGTCAGCTTTGAAACCAATGGGCTTTAGGGCTGAAGATATAAGGTTTGCAGTTAGTTCATCAGAAGTTTTGCGTATTGCTAGCAACGGTGACGTTGGCTATGGAAAAAGTTCGCCAGGAAACCCAGGTTGGGCTAGAAACGTACACATTCACGGCTCTGGCAATGGTGGTGGATTAAAGCTAACTGACAACACATCTGGCAGCGGCAATAATGATGGTCTTGATATTGCAAGCTATCAAGGTCATGCATATTTTATTAATCGTGAAAATGCAACTATGAGGTTTCATACAAACGATGCTGAAAAGGCAAGATTGGATGCTGATGGTCACTTTTATGTTGGTACTTCTGATTCACAACCACCTACAAATAACGATGCAAGTGGTATTTGTTTAAGATCAGATGGTAAGGTTGCAGCAAGTCGCAGCAACGGTATCTCTGGCGACTTTAACACTGGTGCAGACGGTGAGGTAGTTTGGTTTAGAAAAGCAGGTACTGAAACAGGAAAAATTGCAATAAGTGGTAATGACTTCAAAATCTTTGGCAGT